ACACCTCACTCACGCCGCAGAGCTCTGCGAACCGCTCTTGCGTCGCAACGCCGTACTTACCGTCATTACCCAAACACGCGGAGACCACGGTCTGGTTCATCGCAATCGCGTTCCACGCGTCCGCGCCGAACACGAGGACATTCGGGCGGATGTAGGCCTTGGCCAAACCTGTCCGAATCACCTTGATGACGTTGACGGTGTCGGTGTCCCACTTTGAACCCGCAGCTACGTCAACCTTCACAGCATCCGGGTAGTTGGTTGCATTGAAGAGCATATTCGCAACTCGCCGCTCACGGTCCGTGAGAACGATGTTCGTCGCTCGCTCTGTCGCTCGTTCCTTCGGGTCGCAGCCGGTAGGAGCCTCTGAGATATCGTCGTTCGATAGCGGGATACCTTGGCCGTACCCTTCGCACTCCGACGTGACACGCTTGCCGCTGACACGAGTCAACGGGACGCGACTGTATTCGCCGACACGAGTGTCGGGAATGTCGTACATCTCACTGACGGGGTACTCGGTATATCCGAACGACTTCTTTCCGACGTTCACGCGCGGCAGCGCCGCGTCAGCGATATAGGTAAAGTCGGGGTTCTTGTACGCGACTGCAATCGACGTTAGGTGCGTATCTCTGGGAAATTGCTTATCAGCCATGATGAACCTTTAATGGTGCCCGGGCACCACGCTCGCGAGCTCTGAGACGCGATGCGTGGCCCCGGACGTTGCTCGCTTTATTGGTAGAGTTTAGGACTGACGCAGTAGGACCGAACCGATGGTCCCTAGGTCGCCGGATTCCCACGCGATGCCGATAACTCGGTCGGTAGCGGCCGCAATAACAACAGCGCGACCGCTCGCGTCGGTGGTGAGCTTGTTCCCGCGCACGACGTTGCCGCCGTACTCGACAGGTACAATACCGCTCACATTGAGATCGTAACGACTGCCAGCAGTGACAGCGACGGAGCCGTTCACGCCGCACAGTGCATCCGCAACCGCGTCGGCCTGAACATCAACCAGCTCAGTCGAGCCGGTTGTCACGATGCGGTAAGGCGCAATGGCGGCCTCCGCAGTGCGATTGATAGTCGGGAAGTGATTCTCGTACATGATGGTTAGCGCATCCCTTTCACATGCCGTACGGCTTCGGACGTACTGACGTGATTACCCTTTGACTCTTGCTCGGACTGGTAGTCCTGAGCCGCGCGAGCCACGACCAACGGGTCGTCGCCACTAATCTCGCCGCCGGAGAACTCGTTAAAGTCGACGACCTTCGGTAACGCACTGATGAGCGACTTAACTCGTTCGACCGTCGTTGTCTGCCCAGCCTCCGCGAACGAGATGATGTCACCGCTCGACACACGCTCGAGTAGGTCGAGGGCATCCGCACGCTGAAACGGTAGCCGCTTACCATCAGCCGCTACGCCCTTGAGGAACGTCTCGTGCTCAGAGCGTCGCATCCGACGCTCGCTCGCCTGCAGTGCCGCCTCGCGACGCTTGAGCTCTCGTTCACGCGGCGTCAACGCCTCCGAATGGTCTAGTGATGCACCGTCAGCGGTCGCTGCGGCAGGCGTAGCCGCCGTAATTGCCTCTTGGATCGGAGCTTCTACGGACGCACCTGCTAGCACCGTTGCAATCGCAGCTTGCAGCGCAGTGCCCTCGGTCTGTCCTTCGGGAGGCGTGGCAAGCGCAGCCGTCGTCGCCTCGGTAATCGTTGACTCCGCCTTCGCCTTGTCCAACTCCGGAAATGCCGCCACGACGTCGGCGAGCACTCGAGCGACAACCAGCTTGAGCACGGTCGCCGTCACCGCATCTGACACCTTTACAGACGCGTCCTTTACGATCTGATCGGCAGCGTCTGCCGCCGCAGCTTCCGCCTCGGTACTAACGGCAGCCTCCGCGAACTCAATCGTCAATGCGGACTTTGCGTCGTCCCCCTCGGCAAACTGCACGGCTGCGAGCCCCTTGACGGCAGGCGGTTGCGCACCGAGAAATCCAATATGTCTCAGGTAGTAACTACCCGGCGTCGGGTTCGCGCGACTATCCGGCGCGTAAAACGACGCGGAAACCTTCTTGTACCGACCGGCCTTCACCGCCTCAGAGAACGAGGGTTCTACTTGGTCGAGAGACGCAAACAGACGCGCTCCACGCACCCGCAGGCGCGAGGCCCAACCGAAACTCGGGGCGTCATCCGTCGGGTGCCCCAACACGACAGGTGCCTCATGTAGGCTCGGTCGGTAGTTGCGCGCCGCTCGCAATAGGTCGGCTTCGCTGAATTCGACCGTCTTGCCGTTGGTAGCGGTATGACGACCGGCTTTGAATATCTCGATGAGGATGGTCATGCGTCGAGGCAGACTCTGCACTCGTCACACTCGCTACGCACCGCGGTACATAGCCACGCCTATCGACGTTCAGTCCCGACGCGACAGTCACACCAAGACTGCCCAAAATAACGCAACCGCGCAAGGGTTTGCCGGTTGAAGTTCGAATGCTTAGGCGGCGGGCACTACGGCAGTGTCGCCCTTTTCTTTTCTCGCTCGCTTCTCGGCCCAACGAAACACCTCTTCGTCGGGGGCGCCTTCGCGAGATGTCTCACGCTTTTCAGTCTCGCAGAATGCCGCCCGGGCATCTTTCAGACCGAGGTACTGCCCGCGGTCGTACATGCATTCGAAAGCGTGAAGGTGAGACACGTATTCGACCGCGAGCTCCGCATGCATCACGGCTTTGAGATCCATGCGCATCGAAACAACGAACGCTCCGAGCATCGCTGACACGAATCCTGCGCCAGCAACCCAAACAGGGACGCCAGCAATAAGCGGAGCCGCGCTCGCCGCGCTAATGAGCGACAAGGCAATCTTGGCCCGGTTGTCCCATTTGCTCCACTTACTGCGTTGCGCTGAGTGGTAGAGGACGTTCGCCCTCGCTGTCACCATCAGATTGAACGTTGTGTCGCTATCATCTCGATGGTCTACATTCATGATTGTTTCCTGTCCGCCCTGTTGTTTCTTACTATTCTGCGACGGTTGAGACGTTTTACTGCTAGACGGCTGTACCGTTGGTCCACTCAACCGATGTGCATTCGGTGATAGCGGTATAGTTGATGCGGTGCGGTTCTGATGTATGCGTGGTCGTGATCCGTTCGACTCGCCGAAATCAATGCTCTTGTTTATCGGTTCCCGTTTCTTCTCGCTCATAGTCGGGACCATAGCGTTAAGAATCGCGAGTGTGTGACCCTCGCGCGCGCATGCGCGAGGGTCACTTGTGTTAACCAGAATTCGACCGAAGACTGGTCAACGGGTCGGCTATTACCCTGCCAATGACCAACACTGAACAACCGACCAACGCTTCGAGGTGGCCAAACGACACCACTGAACACCCCGCGAGGGGTCAAGCGTTCAGTGGTTGCCGTTTGCGGCCAGTGTCCAGTGGTGGACACTGGGGTTTCGTCGTTTTGCAATCTCTCTGCACTACCTAAACCTGAACCCCTATCAGAGGGGCGTCTACGCGGCCTGCAACCGCGCCACCCACCAATTCCAACTAGGCCCACCGAGCATCCCCAATATAACGAGGGCGCCGCTACGCGCTCCTACCAGCCTCAGGCCCCGCGTTTTCGCTCTGCTAGCGACTCGGACGCCAGCATCCGAGCGTGTTTGGTCTTGATGAGCGCGGCGACGGATATCTGCTCGTCCTCCGTAGAGGCGAGCGGAGCAAACGTTTGGTACTCCGTCGCCGCGAGCTGTCCTAGCTCGAGACACGATAGTTCGACGCCAGCTTCCTTGTAGGCCTTCGCAATCGCGTCCGTGACGCGTCCGAAGAAACGAGCATCCAGCGGTGGCGACGCTGGCACAGCGGGAGCGTTATCTCGACGAGGAGAGCCTACGCCGGTGCAAACCCAGTCGAGGTTGAACCCGGCGGCGGACGACAGTCGAACGACGGCCAATAGCGAAGGACCGGTTTCACCCGAGACGTACATTCGCAATTGACGAACGGATATTTGAGCAGCCGCAGCGGCTGCGCCTTGC